TAAGGACCGCCGTCTATGCGTGGGACAAGGAGACCTTAGACGCCTGTCATGATAAGGCCTCGTTCATACTGAGCGGCGAGCGCAGGCCGTATCCGGTATTGCACAACCTGATAGTCTCATTGCTTCGCACGTGGGACGCGTATATCTGCGGGGCGGATGACCTGTGGCCGTTCGACGAGGATAGGAACAGGAACGTGTTCACGATCAGGATGCTGTCCGAGGTTATTACGAGAGCCCCGTGCCGCTCTGTGATATGGGTACGCGACGGGCTCTACGACCAGCAACCGACGCATGCCGTGATAACGAGAGGCTGGTACGAGAAATATGGCAGGATATTTGACGAGGCGTTCTTCCACAACTGCTGTGACTGCGACCTGGCGATGCGGGCGCTCAGGGCAAACGAGCTCGTCAAGTGCTATAACATCGGGTTCGAGCATCAGCACTGGGAGCCCAATAGGCGCCCGATGGACGAGATCGACAGGTTGTTGCGCGGGAGGTGGGACGACGATAAGAAGTACTTCTTCAGCAAGTACCCCGAGCTGAAAGGCTCGTTCCAGAATTACCTGGCGGAGATAAATAAATGCAGGACGATAGACCTATCCTGAGTGTGCTGATGGTGTCGCGAATGAACAGAAAGCAGCTCCGCGACAGAATATTGCATGACCTATATGCGCAGATCGAAAAGATCGTAACGGACAAAGGGCGGATAGAGGTCATTCCACTAGTGACATCAGGTAATATGAGGCTCGGCACGGCGCGGAACATCCTGCTGTCGAAGAGTCGAGGCGAGTACGTCTGCTTCATGGACGACGACGATCTTGTGCCGAACTACTACGTCAGAAAGATACTGGAGGAGATAGCAAAGAGTCATCCGGACGTCATCGGCATCCGGGGCGAGGTGATATCGATGGTCGACGACGCGAGACGCGAGTTCTACTTCAGCAAGGAGTATCACGAGCATTTCACATTGCCTAGCAGCGGGCACGTCGGGGAAGTGTATTACAGGAACATCACGCCGCTCTGCCCGATCCGCAGGGAGTTGGCGATCGCGGCCAGCTATGATGACATTACGATGTTCGATGACAACAGGTACTCGGACAGGCTGGTCCCGCTGCTCATCACAAAGAAGGAGACGCGGATTCAGGCCGTTATGTACTACTATTTCTGTAGATGCCTGCTGGAGTTGCCAAAGATGCCGGCTATCCCTCAAAGGAGACTGCGATGAGGAAAGCGATAATATACTTCTCTGACAACGACCTCGACCCGGAACTCTCGGGCTGCGTGGTTAGGAATCTCCTCGAGGTGGCCGGAGACGCCGAGATAGTGGCTGTTACGCAGAGGCCTATGAGCGAGTTCAAGCACAATATAGTGATCGGGGAGTTGCCGCGCAGCCGAAAGAGTATGTTCGCACAGATAATCATAGGTTGCCGCAACACGAACGCGGACGTAGTGTGTCTAGCGGAGCACGATGTCTTCTATAACAACAGCCATTTCGACTCTCTTTGCCCTCAGCCGTACATAGGGAAAGGCCCGTTTGCCTGCTACGATATCAACGTCGTCCTGTGCGATGTCGATGGTTTCTACTGGCAGCAGGATCTTTTGCTCTCGATGGGGATGTTCGATCGCCTTGCCCTGATGGACGACATAACGGCTAAATCCTTGACGTCAGACATAGGACATTTGATATGGTGCGAGCCGGGGCTCATGCAAAAGTGCCCGATAACGATCGACGACAAGTGGACGGTGGTAAAGTTTGCTTCCGATAGTCCTCCCAACGTCGACATCATACACGATCGCAACCTCGCCAGGCCGCACTACGTGACGGACAAGACGTGGTATCCGAAACTACGGGAGGTGTCAGGATTTGGAACACACAAAGATTTCGTGCGGAGAGTAGGGCTCGACAGGATATATGCCGGATACGAAAAAAAGTAACTTGACTCCTTTATTGTCTGTACTGATATGTTCGCTGGAGTCGAGACGATGGCAGCTTAGGAAGCTCCTCGCCGTCCTCGGCCATCAGATCGGCGACTGGGAGGCAAGGAATGGCGCGGAGGGTCGAGCCGTCGAGATCCTCTGGGACGTCGACGCAGGCCAGAAGACAATAGGCCGCAAGCGTCAGGAGCTGCTTGAGCGATCTTCTGGAGAGTACGTCTGCTTCGTGGACGACGACGATGCGATCTCGGACGATTACGTAGGGTCGATCCTCAAGGCTCTAGAAGGCAAGCCGGACTGCGTAGGGTTCGAGGCCGAGTTCGAGAGCCTCCAAACCGGCAGGAAGCTCAAGGCGGTGTTCTCGAACAAGTACAAGTACAATACGCCTTTAGTCGGCGGGATGATATACCACGGGACGTGCCACCTGACGCCGGTCAAGAGAGAGATCGCCCTGCGGATCGGATTTAAGGACACGTCGTTCAACGAGGATGTCGCATTCAGCGAGCAGGTCGTGAAGCTGTGCCGGACCGAGGCGATGATCCCTAAGTGCCTATACCATTACAGGGCGAATCATAAATTTTGAGTGGGTTATATGTGTTTTCGAGGAAAATAAAGCTTTTGTGTTCTGTATAGACCGAAATGAATCTGCCGAAAAAAATCAGTGAACATTTAACATACCGCGAAAGAGAAATTCTCAGGTTGCGGGAAGAAGGCCATACATTGGAAGAAATTGGTCGCATCTATAGAGTTACACGAGAACGTGTCAGGCAGGTCGAACAAAAAGCCCTGCGAAAAGTTTGGCATTATCGGTGAACAGATAGCTCCGCAAGGCGAGGAGAAGAAAATGAGTAGTGATGGTTTGAATTGTCCTAACTGTGGAAAATTAACTTATGCTTTTCAGCAATGTCAAAGCTGTAGCAAAATAGGATGTGGACGTTGTATCGTATGGGATGACGTTCAAAAACGATGGGTTTGCAAAAATGGCTGTAAAAGAATTAGCAAAGGCTGACAATGAAAACTACTGTTAAATGTAATTTATGTCATAAACTGTTTGAGGTTTTTAGTCGATGGTTTTACCCTGAAACCTGTTTTGTATGCCCGCATTGTGATAAAATCTGCCAGCCAGAGATAGTTAAATATGAATATATTGAAGTCTGAAGATGAAAAAATGCTGTAAAGATTGCAGACATTGGCGATATTGCGAAGGCAAATATGCTTTCGCTGGTGATGGTGATTCTTGCTGTGGTAACGGTTATAAACGTAAATGGTGGAAATTCTGGAGGCCGAAATGAAAGAAGATAAATGGGCAAGAAAAAACAGTACATTATTGAAATTGCTTGTTGTTGTGGACTCCACTTTTCTAAAAAGATAGACTATTTGATAACTAGTTGGTTTCACGCGGCCTTATGTCCTGAATGTAAAAAGAAGTTTATTTTTAGACTAAAAAAAGAGGGATAACAGCCTCAATGATTGAGAACCATTATGCGGGTCAATGTAAAATGTGCCGACTGCAAAGAAACTTTGGGCTGCTTCCGGCTCCAGGGCAAAGAGCAGACAATCGAGGTTCACAACTGCCTGCACTGGCAGGGAATAACAAAGTGCAGGTTATGCCGCCAGAAGATGTGCGGCAGTGAGGTTCGCTATTGTGAGTGTGGTCGCAAAGGCTGTATTCGGTGCGTACAACCAACTGACAAAGGTTATCTCTGTCCTGCCTGTCGTCGAGCGGAAAACCGGCCAGAGAGGATTGTTTGAATGAAGGTTGACAAAGTATGCCGGAATTGTGGCAAGGTGTTTGCTTTTAGGTTCAAGCCTTCAAAGCGAAACAGGGGAAAATTCTGTTCCAAAAAGTGTTTTTATGGCTCACATCAAATAGGGCGGAGTTGTCCTATATGCGATAAAAGTTATCTGGCGACAAAATCACGTCTCCTCAAAGAAAAGAAAGACATTTTTTGCTCAAGGGAATGCTATTTGAAATCCATAAGGCAAAACCAAAAGATAATCTCCTGCAAGGTCTGCGGAAAAACATTCGCCGTTAGCCGGAACAATCGGAATGCCAAATATTGCAGTAGAGAGTGCCAGCGAAAGGCGGCTGGAACCATCAGGATTTGCCCCGTATGTAACAAGGAATATCGTGCCACTTATAAACAAATGGCAAAGGGATTCGCCAAATTTTGTTCTGAAAAATGTTTTTATGATTCAAGAAGGACAACCAAACGATGTCCAGTTTGTTTGAAAGAGTTCACTCGACCACAATCCCATCGAAGGCAATTCTGCTCTGTTGAATGTCAGCACAAGGCTTATGTTCCCTGGAACAAGGGCAAGGCGGGAACATACATCAACCAAAAAAGGCGCAACAGGCAATTGCGGGAAGGAAAGGCGACAAATTGCAGATGCCTGTGGTGCGGCAAAGAATTCTATAATCCAGCTTGGCGCATAAAATGGAATATGCTCTGTTGCTGTTACGAACATGCCCGCCTTTATGCAAAAAACAAAAATACCATTGAAATATCCTGCCGAGGTTGCGGCAGACGCTTCAGGATAAAACTTCGATTTGAAAGTGGGCAACCGATAAGAACAGCCAGAACTTTCTGCTCGGACGATTGCAGAAAGCTTAATTATAATGCAGTTATGGGCTTTTGTGCCGTTTGTGGGAAGCAAACGAAAATAAAACGACACTTATTGGGGAAAAACAAACATCATTTTTGCAACAAAACCTGCTCCAACAAGGGGATGACTATAGAAGCACGCTTATATCCAAATAGAGACGGTCGAACAATTCTCGCCAGCACAGGTCATATAATGCAAGCCACAGGCGAATACTATGATTATTACGGAAAAGATAACAGGAAACATCGCAAATATAAGGCTCAGCATCGTCTTTTAATCGCATCGTTCATAGGACGGCCTTTGAAACGCAATAGCGAACCCGTATGGCATTTGAATGGTGTGCCAACGGACAACAGACTTGAGAATCTGTACGTATTTTCAGATATAGGGGAAATGATGAGAGCGCTTTCTGGTACTATTCCATTCCCCTCCGAAAGTAATGTTCAAAATTTATGTCGTCGAGGCCAGACAGGGACAAATGGCTCTCCTTGAAAGTCGACAAAAACGAAACCTTAAATCGTATCTGCCGAATGGGGGGATAATAGGGGGGTATTAAGCCTCCTTAACTTAAGCAAAATATCTATTGGTTATCAAACAAATTCATTAAAGCAATCTTGTTTTGCCGATGATAATCCAGTATCGTTTGGTGAGATTATGGAGCAGCGAAACAACAACCATATCGTACGCGACAGCAATGGTCGCTTCGCCAACGGCAGCAGGGCGCACTTGGGCTACAGGAATCCCAGGGCCAAGAACAGCGTAAACAACAGGGCGATCGTCGACGAGGTCTACACGGACGAACGGATGAGAGCGGTCCTGACCTTGCTGCTACAGGAGGCCCTCGGTCGTCCTGCGGTCCTCGGAGATCCGAAGAGAGGGATCCCTTATGTGCCTGCAGTCCCTCCCAGTATCGATGCGGCAAAGGAGGTCCTCAATCGCAAGTATGGCAAGGCCCCGCAACAGATAGACATGTCCCTGACATCAGCTCTCACCGAGCTGACTCCCGTACAGCGGATGCGGCTGCTCGAGGAGTCCGATGAGCAGAGGCACAATTAAGGAGCCCTTTTATCCCTCGTTCGAGGAGTATTTTCTTTACCATGGCAGGAAGGATAGAAAGCCGAGGATCGTAAGGCCTTTTCATCACGAGGTTTGCGAGGCGCTAAGGTTGCTCATACGGGGCAGATTGCCGGACGGCAAGAAGAACCTGATGTTACTGATGCCTCCGCGGCACGGCAAGACGTTCCTCGTGCGGGACTTCGTGACCTACGGACTCGGCATCTTTCCGGATAGCCAGTGGATCTATACGAGCTACGCGTCCATCCTAGCGCTCGCCCAGACCTATGAGATCAAGCAGACGCTCGATAAGGACTGGTACAAGGCGACGTTCGAGGTGCGACTCGAGAAAGAAGGTGTTGAATATTTCAAGACCACGCAGGATGGTTCAGTCTACGGGGTAGGCGTGGGTGGCGCGATAGCCGGTTTCGGGGCTGGACTGAACAGGCCGTTCTTCGGAGGCGCGATAATCATCGACGACCCCATCAAGTCGGATGATGCGCGCAGCAAGGTCGTCAAGGAGCATGCTGCACAATGGTACGACGGGGTATTGGCGAGCCGGAAGAACTACAAGGACACGCCGATAATACTGATACAGCACCGGCTGGCGCCGGACGACCTAGTAGGCCATATACTCAGGACTGAGCCGGAGGACTGGCACATCCTCAAGATCAGGGGGCTGACTCCCGATGGCGAGGCGATCTGGCCTGAGGTCAAGCCGGCGAGCGAGATCGTCAGGCTCAAAATAGTAGACGAATTCACGTACTCATCACAATACATGCAGGAGCCCATGGCGGAGGGCGGCAACCTCATAAAGCGCGACTGGTGGAAGTACTACCGCACTGAGGGTACGGACGAGCAGGGCAAGCCGATAAACTACTACGTCAAGGGACTGGTGTTCGTCACCGCCGATACCGCGATGAAGGTCAAGACCAAGAACGACTTCACGGTGTTCGCGGCTTGGCATGCCACGCAGAAGAACCTCGACCTGCTCGACCTGCGGTGCGGCAAATGGGAGTTCCCGGAGATGATGAGACGAGCCAAGCAATTCTGGGAGACGTGGAGACCATGGGGCGCCAAGACGTTCTATATCGAAGACAAGGTCAGTGGAACCAGCCTCGGGCAAGCCCTGCTGGAACAGAAGATACCGGCGGTCCTCTGGAGCCCGAAGGACTACTACTTCCCGGACGATAAAGTCGGAAGGGTGAAAATGACGACTTGGTATGTAGAAGCCGGCAGGATAAGATTGCCAGCTGAGAAGCCACAAATATGCGATCTGACTGTGGAACAGTGCGCAGCGTTCACCGGCGAGCAGGACGAACATGACGACGTAGTGGATGCCCTAACGATGGCGGCGAGCGTGTGGACCTATAAAGGCGGCGGAGAGGACGTGAAGGCGGCATGAGTAATAAGACAAAAAACACGCTACCAAAACGAGGTACGGCAATAATCTTGTCCAAATCGGACAGGGAACACTTCCGCAGGCTGAGATTCGAGAACACCATCCGGCAACGAAAGCTCAACGCCATGCTGATGGGCTCCGGCGCAATGACCATCCAAGATAGGGGGGCTCCGCAGACGTACGCCCTCTGGACGATGAATCCTTACTTCGACATCAACTTCTTCACCCGCTGGCAGACTTACACCCGCATGTATTACACCGACTGGTGCGTCGGAAAGATCATAGACATACCGGTCGACGACGCGCTGCGCAAGCCGTTCCAGCTCGTCGGGATCGACGACGCGGACGCCAAGGCGCTGATGCACGACTACGAGACCCTTAACATGGACACGCAGTTCAAGCGGGCGATGAAGCAGGAGCGATTGCTCGGCGGCTCGGCGCTCTTCATGGCAATATCGGACAGCCAACCAGATGTCAGTTTTCCCGTCAATTTAGAGGTTCTCGGGCAGGGCGACCTTAAAGCGATCAATGTCATAGACATCCAAAAGATATGGCAGGAGAAGATGATCTGGGATCCGCTCGATCCGGAGTACGACAAGCCGCAGGTCTACTCAGTGAACAAGTTCCCGATCGACATAAGCCGACTGATAGTCTTCACCGGCCAGCCGCTGTTCAATAGGGCGACCGTTAACATATACCAGCTTTGGCGGTACAACCCTGCGGGGTTCGGCGAGAGTGTTCTGACCAAGCTGTTCGATCAGCTCGTGCGGGTCACTGGCTCGCAGGAGGGGGCGTACCATTTGATCAATATGGCGAGCGTGCTGCTCGCCAAGATCAAGAATCTCAAGGTTCTGGGGCAGGATGCCTTGGACAAGATCAGTGAGATAATGAAGACCATAAGCATCTTCA